AGATTGATTAGGTTGTTTCTCTCTAGTAAAACCTGGTATCTTACCTAAACATAAGGGTGTTATAGCTACAGGACTTGTACTATACTTTCTTATACTCTCTGACAAGGTATGAAAGGCAACCGTTTCACCCTCGTCATAACCTATAAAAATATTAATCATATGCAATTACTCCGTAAACTGGTTTTTTATGTTCTAAATCGTGTATTTCATCTACTTTAAAATTTGACCATTTATTTAATACAGGTTCTACTTTAAACTTACACAACTCTGCTTCTTTATCTTCAACCATTCTAGTTTGATTTATTTTGTCTCTTTCAAACCATTGGTTCCAAAATCTTAAAGTATTATTAAATTGTATAGGATAAAAATTTAACTCTTGTATTGTATGATTAACAAACATAGGTAAATCTTTTATTACCCAATAATAAAATTTTTCTCTGCCTGGTATTAGAATAGATTTAAACTCTTCTTGCAACCACTTTCTTAATTCATCTGATACTTCGTGATAAGTAAAATACTTCTCATATTTCCTAAATCTTTCATCAATAGGTTTTTTTATAACTTCGTCATAACTTTCTATTAACTCTTCAGGTATTTTATTATTAATAATATCGTCTGTGTAATATGAATTTAACATTTTGCCTCTGGACTCCTCATTAGTTTTTTTCTTTTAGGTCCTTTTATATGGTCATAAACTGGTCCTAATATTGACCTTGCTTGTACGTGACCGCCTTTGCCGTCACCTAAATTTTTATTTACAACACCTTTTTTCTCATATCTTTTTCTTACAATATCCCATATATAACTATCGTGTTGTTCTTTTTCATTATAAATTAAGTCTTTATTATACATCATTTGCATATCTTTGGCAAGACCTTTTACTTCGGGGTGTCTCATATTGAAGTATAAAAAACCACATTCACTATATTGTTTATCTCCTCTGCCTAGGTAACTCATTAAACTACCATCACTATGTATATATTTTTTTATCCACTCTGCGTCTATCATTTTATAGAATACACTATCGGCGTCCATACATATCAAACCATCATAATCTTCACTAGTTATAATCTCATTTGTATATGCATATACTTTATAACAAAATCTCACACCATCTTTTAAAAAACCAGTTCTAGGGTCATCTGATACTGGTCTGTGTTTGTTTCTATTAACAAACTCCTCACATTCTGGTACCTCATCAAAAATACTCCTTACCACAATATTTGTACGTGGTATATCATTTAGGTCTTCACTATAAACAATCAAATCAAACGGCCAATTATAAGTATCAAAAAACTTATAACCATATTGTTTGTATAGTTTTTTATTTAATGTGGTAACTACTGCTATATTCATAGTAAATGCTTTAATGGTTTTCCCTCTATAATTTCTTCTACACTCCATTGTGTATATGATAATTTATATAAAAGAGAAAGTCTATCACCTAAAATAGGATTCTCTACGTTTTCTAAATCGTGTGATGAAATACCATATAAGAAATTATATGGACTAGGTGTAATTACTGGTATGCCATTCATCATTGCGTCTATTGAAGCACCACTAGTATATGATACAGCACAATGAGCACTCGCTAAATCTTTTTCTAAACTATTCTCACTTATCTCAACTTGTTTTATATTATACATTAGTTCAAACATTTCTGTTATACTCGCTTTTGCTAATGGGTGGTTTCTAATAACTATCTTTCTTTTGGTAACTTTCATTAGGTGTTTTACCGTTGCCATTACCCATTGTTTAATATCTAATCCTAATAGTGAGGCGTCTGAAGGATTTTGACATAATATTAATACATTTTTTGATTTATGTTTCTCACGCCAAGGTTTTAAATTTAAATCTATTTGATTTTTTAAAACTTGATATCTTTTATCATCTGCCTGCCATTTAAAATCTGCTAGTTTAGGTAAGAAGTGGTCTAAACCAACTCTATAATGTGTATGTTCATCTGTAATTTTTCTACCTAAAATTGGTGTCTCAAATACAATTAACTTCTTGTCTGTTGATAAAGTATTATGTGTTCTTTCAATCTCATTCTTTAATCTTTGACTTTTATTTTGTATCTTCCATAATTTACTTGTATGTTTCTTTGTAGAACCAAATACTATTGCGATTTTACATTCTTTATAATCATCTTTATCGTATAGTTCCCATTTCTTACCTTTTTTAAGTAAGTTCTTTTGTAAATCTACCAAGATATTTCTTTGGTATAAATTTACACAGGTGTTTAGAAACATTATATTCATTATTAGCCTTGATGGTCAACTTTTAATATGACCGCTTCACTTAATATTTTATTTCGTGGTCTATTTAAATATAATTTGTAACCCTTATCTTGAAACTCTTTTAATAAATCTTCATATTGTTTTATACTAGTTTCATTGTCTATAAGTTTTACCTCAAACTCTACAAGAAATGCCTTGAAATCAATATTTAAATCTAAAACTTCTCTACAAAAATCAAACCATACACCCTCTATATCTGCTTTAATTATATCTACTTTATTATCTACATCATTTAAACTTTTCTCTAAATTGATTGTATCAACTTCTATGTATTGTGGATTCTCACCGAATTGTGGTAGAGGTAATAGTGAATAACATTTTGTCAAGTCTTTAGAGTCATAATAAAACTTCATCTTACCAGTTTCTTTTGCATATGCCTTATTATGAAAGGTCATTTTATCTTTATAATTAAAATTAGTTGCAAATAAATTTACACTATCTGGTGTAGGGTCATAGCAATGTATGTTTAAGTTTTGATTATCAACACACATAGCTTGTTCCCAACCTACATCACGGTGTACGCCATATGATAATACATTCTTACTTTCTTTTACTATTGATTCTGGTAACCAATAGTTTTTATATTGTTTAAAAGATTGAGGTTGTAAGTAAGTACCCTCAATTTCTTTCATTCTGTTATATAAATCACTCATTTATTCTCCGTTAATATACTTATAGGCATAATCAGTTGTAATTTCACTTAACATAAACTGATTGCCTATTAATGACCACAACCATTTTTCTCTTAAATCAGAATATAAAGGTTGTTCTATTTTATCTAGGTCGTTTAAACTATATGATACTCTATTTGCTGGACTATGTTCACTTGTAAAACTAGGCACACCTGCAATCAAGGCCTCACAAGCGGCCATACTATGCCAAGATACCATAGCAAAACAATTTTTTAATTCAACACTTAAAGGTGTTGCGTTTCTTCTACCGTGGATTCTGTTTGCAAATTTGTATCTTACTTTGATAGGTCTATCTGTATGTTTTTTTAGTTCGCTTGTTATGTTTTCTATCCAAGGTTCTACTTGCATATCATACCAATTAGCTGTGTGTTCAGATGGTGGTATTACTATAATATATTGACCATCTTTTTTCCAGTCTTTCAATGTCATTTGATTTATTGTATCTTTATCATTACACATACTTTTTACATAATCAAATCTTTTTTTATGTTTATCATCAATGTCAATCATTTGTACATTGTTTTTGATTATTCTATACCAAGGTTGGCTAAAGGCAGGATGTGGTTGATATTCATTACCGAATAGATAAGGTTGGTCAAAATAGTAATAAGGTATATTATTATTCTCACAGGCAACTTTTAATCTTTTTGTGCCTCTAATAATACCTTGAAAACAAACCTCAACATCTTCATCTGGAAAACTACCATTCCACATTGGCCAATGTTGATTGTAAAAATCTGGTCCCTCTATCTCTGCAAAATCAAAAAACTTTTGAGTATGACCTTTACCAAACTCTTCGATATATTTTCTAGTACCTCTTTTAGTGTTGAACAGATATAACATTACCAACCTTCATAATATAATAACTATCAACAATATCTGATATAGGGTTACCAACTTTTTCTGTATCAAATATTTTTTTCAAGTCAATTTTAGTTTCATTTACAAACGCCTCATACATTTTATCTTTATCAGCGTTACCTTTACCTGTTGCACCTTTTTTTACCACACTTGGTACTACCGTTTCATATGGTAAATTTTCTTCTTGTAGTCTATACTTTAATATACCACAATTCTCTGCTATTTGAAATAGACCTTGACCTTTTGAGCCAAAAGAATATCCTTCTATATAAATTTTAGGATTGTATGTGTCTTTGATTATATCTAATGTGAAATCAGATATTTGAGTAAACCTCTGAATAGGGTCTGTCCATTCTTTATGTTCATAACCAACAATCGATTCATCCATCATACCTTGCCACTTCTTTTTATTTGTCAAATAATAAAACATTAAATTGCCATTGTTAATACAAATGGCGGGACTTGTTAAACTATAATCAATTCCAATTATCGTGTTCGTATCTGCTTTCAACGTCATCTTCCTCATCTTCTACTTCGTATCCACAAAAAGGACAAGTTAAAGGTTGTAAATCAAACTTATCTTCGTCCCATTCTATGGTATATTTAGTCTGACAATTTTGGCAGGTTTTGGAAAGTTTCATTATAGTTTAAATTTTTTAAATTGGTCTTTCTTGACATCTTGTTTAATGCCACCAATTACATAACTTTCTATTTCAGTTTCCTGTGGTGCGTTTTGAGTTGAACGGCTGTTTAACCAATGTTCTACCCAAGGAAGTGGATTTGTTTTTTGTTCGTATTGAGGTGTTAGACCTATACCTTTCATTCGTCTGTTTGCCATATATTCTACAAACTGGTGTAATAGTTTTTCTGATAATCCAATCATACTTCCTTTGGAAAATAGATATGTTGCCCAACGTTTTTCCTCCTGTACTGCTTCATCATACATTTGATAAACTTCTTTTTCAGTATCTTTAATTACTTTATTCATCACACTATCATTTTCATAATCTCTATAATTATTAATAATTCTTTGAGACATTGCTAAGTGTTGTGATTCATCACGAGCAATAAATGAAATAATTTTAGCAGAACCTTCTAATAATTTTAATTCACCAAAAGCAAAACTACAAGCAAACGATACGTAGAATCTTAAACCCTCTAATATATTTACCGTTACCAATGCTTTCCATAATTTCTTTTTAAGTTCATACATATCAACACTATCTGGTTTTAAATGCCATTTATAACCTGCGTTGATTAGGTCATCATAAGTTTCTGTAATAGTTTTTGCTCTTCTTTCTATCTTCTCATCACCAATAATTGTATCAAATACATCACTTGGTTGTGAGTATAAATTTTTAATTATGTAAGTATAACTTCTACTATGAATAGTCTCTATGAAATCCCAGGTAACAATGCAACCCTCTAGTTCTGGTAATGAACAGAAAGGTAAAAATGCTAAACAAGGTCCTCTACCTTGAACACTATCTAACATAGTTTGATACTTTAGATTAGCAGTAAAGATAAACTTTTGTTGTTCATTTAATTCTGTATAATCATTTCTATCTTTTTGTAAAGATACTTCTTCAGGTCTCCAGAAATAACCTAATTGTTGTTGATTTAGTTTATCAAATATAGGATACTTCATATCACTATATTGTTGTACTTGTAAATCTTCACCAAAAAACATTGGTTGTTTTGTAAAGTCTATACCTTTTTCTGTATTAAATACACTTCTACCCATTACTTGTAATCCTTATCCTTTTTGTCTGTTCTTTGTTTGTCTTCATAAAAATAATCATTACTATCACCAAACGCCCATTTATTTTCCTGTTCACAGAAAAAATATCTTGTAGAAACCTGAAAGTCAGGTTTCTTTAATTCTTTAGGTGTTAAACTTTGTTCATACCACAACATTCTATTATTTGGTTGTGCAAAAAATTGACCATTTTCTAACTTACCAAAGTTATGTTGTTTATGTTCAGATGGTACTTCACTTACACCTGCGTCAATCAAATTAACATCGCCGTGGCAGGCGTCAATAGTAAATAAGTATTCACCACCCATTCTACCACCACCTTTTAATAGTATTTCTACATCACAATTTTTTAGTAATCTTTTTGACCATATCTGAATATTATTACTAAAACTATCCCATAATTCTAATGTGCCAAGAGGTAATTGTTCCTCTTCTTTAAAATCTTTTTTCCAAACAAATGCTGATAAAGGAAACTTATCAAAGCAAGCACCATAATCTGGTAGATATGCTTCAAACATTAAGGCACGACCTTGAACAGATTTTACGGCAATCATTACTGCTTCAACTAATTCGCCGTGACCTTTTTCTAAATCGTGTAGATATTCTTTTTTTACCCAACATTTAATATACGGAGTATTTGCTACAAAGTTCATATATTATCCTTATATTGTGCAACTTTCACAATCCTCTTCGGTTTGTAAAGTTGCCGGTTTTGTTTCTTTAACTTCATCTTTCCATCCTAATGGATGTGATGGTTCGTCTTCGTCTTTCTTACTATCATATGTATTTTGATAATAAGATGTCTTCCAACCTAGTTTATAAGTTGTTAGTAAGTCGTTGGCCATTACCGAAAGAGGTACTTGACCCTCATTAAATTGTTCAGGATTATAAGACCAATTACCACTAATAGCTTGGTCAAAATACTTTTGCATTACTGCAACGATATTTATATATCCTTCATTCCCTTTCATATCCCATAATAGAGTATAATTGTCTCGTAATTTTTTATATTCTGGTACAATTTGTTTCAGCGTCCCTTTTTTACTCTTTTTAATACTTAAATAATCTCTAGGTGGTTCAATGCCGTTTGTAGCATTTGAAACCACACTAGAGGATTCTGACGGCATTTGGGCTGATAAGGTGCTATGTCTTAACCCATTCTCTTTGATAGATTTTCTCAATTGTTCCCATTTCATAGATAGTTTACGATTTACAATCTCATCTACCTCTTTCTTATA